GTATTCTACAATGAGAGAAGCAAATGTTTGGCTAGGGGTATTAACGTTGGTTATTTGCAGTACCGTTTTTTCGGCTACCGCAAATGCAACAAATGAAAATAACTTACTAATTAAACAGTCCGTGAAATCTGCCACCCAACAGGTGGCTTTTTTGGTTTCTAAGGACAAGAAGTTAGAAAAGTATGAAAATGCTCACAATTTGACTGATGGGCAACTAGTTGATATGTTACGTCATGTAGGGTTTGAAGGAAAGGCTCTAAGGTCTGCTTGTGCAATTGCTAAAGCAGAGTCTAATGGTCGTCCTCTTGCTTTTAATGGCAACGTAAAGACTGGAGATAACTCTTATGGCGTATTTCAAATAAATATGCTTGGAGAACTAGGGTCGGATCGTAGAGATAAGTTTGAGTTAGACTCAAATGCTGAACTATTAAACCCAGTAGTGAACGCACAGATTGCTTTACATATGACTAAGGGTGGAAAAGACTGGTCTTCATGGAGTTCCGTAAACGGAACACGGTATCAAGAATGGTACAACAAGTATCCATGTAAATAAAATAACAATTAAATAAAAAATCCCCCTTGGCTTTATGCCTTGGGGGTATTTTTTTATATTTTATAAATTTAAAATCTTAAGGAGCAGGTTCTACCTGAATTGTGTCCCAGGTATTGGTTTCATGGTTCCATTCGGCGTACTGACCAGAACCTTCTTCAAAAGTTGGTTCTGGAATTGGTGGAACCCATACATTTTCACTATTTAATACCCAAGAAGCGTGTGGTTTTAAAATATCATCAACTAAAACAGATCCAATAGTAATTTGTCTGTCTTCTGATTCAATGCATTGTTTGCCAGTAATTTGTTCTGCAATTTCTTGTGATTCTGCAACTATTACATTGATTACAGTTGAACCCTCAATAACACAATATTTTTTCATTTAAAATCTCCTAATATAGATTACGCCTTGAGTACCGTTGCCCCCACCAGTTGCTTTACCACCGCCACCGCCAGCACCATAACCACTTGCATTATTACCACTTGGAGAACCGCCACTACCACCAGTTCCAATACCAGAACCTCCGCCTGGCCCACCAGGAGCACCAAAACTTTTTCCACCACTACCGCCACCTGCGCCAGTAGTTCCATCAACTATATATTTATTTACGTTAGCAGTCGTTCCACCAGTTCCACCAGTATCACCAAAATAACCGCCACTACCACCAGGGACGCCGTTAGGAGTTCCGCCACCGCCACCGTTAGTACTTCCACCGCTACCGCCAGTTGCTGAAAATCCGCCTGCTGATGTTGTTCCTTCTACGCTACCAACTTGAACGTTAAGCGAACCAGTTAATTGAATAATTGCACTTCTTACTCCGCCAGAGCCACCGCCTCCACCTGGATAGTATCCACGACTTCCGCCATTGCCACCACCACCAACTAATAAAGCAAAAGCATATCCAGAAGTACTTGTTCCTGAATATGTTTGAGTGGATGTAATTGTTTCGGTTCCAGCAGATGTAAAGTTAGGGGTAAGAACTAGACCCGTTAGTTGTATTGTTACAGCAACGTTAGATCCTGAATCTGCAACCAATGTTAGTCTACTTGCATCACTTGTAAGAATTATTTGTGTAGATCCAGAACTTGTAGTTCCAGATGCTAGTGATTCATATGAAGCATTGTAAAATGTTGCTTGGACAGGAACAGTAGATGGAGAAGTAATTGTGTAGTTTCCTGCAGTTAGTGTTGCATCAACCAAAGTATAGTATACGCCAGAAGTTGTTAGGTTTACTGCTTTAGATAGGCCAGATGCGCTAGAAGAAGTTGCTACTGGGAATACTGAAATTGCCATTACGAAATCTCCACTCCGCTAATGTGGAATGTTACAGCGGTAGTTGATGCAAAACCACTAATTATTTTAGGGGTTGCATTTGCTGGAATAACCTGCTTTAAATCAAAACCAAAAACAGTATTTGCTGCAATTGATACTGTTGGAATTACGTTTACGCTATCAATCAAAATTGTTGCTGTTGATGTTGAAGCGGCTGTATTTGAAATTACAATATTTGTAACAACAGTCGTTGTTGATGTGTTTGGAACGGTATAAAGAGTTGCGCTTGATGTAGCGGCAGCCGTTCTTGAAAGTACTTTAGTCACTGTAGCCATTAATTACTACCTTTCTGTAGTGTTAGATTATTATATCATGTTTTTATAAAGTATAGACACCCATAATGGTTCTAATTTCTAGTTCTTCAACCAAAGATTGTCTTGCAATTGATACCCAACTTGATCCATCATAAACCTGTAGGGTATTTATAACATTGCCTGATGAATCTTGTCTTATTACACATATGGTTCCAGCAGTGGGGGATGTTATTGATGCATCTCTTGCTGTTGGATTCAGATAATTATTTATACCCTTTTTTGCAACTAAGGCTTCAAGCATTGTTACAGAAGATAAATAACTTTGTAGACCAGCCCACTCAAAAGTTCCAGATGTATCAGTCTTGCCAGAAATGGCATACCATTTATCATCTGCTACGTTGTAGATATACCCTGGTTTTCCATCTTCATCAAAAGTTGTTGGCATTAAATCACCCGATCAAAAACGCTAGTATCGCCATTATAAACATACATTTCTAAAGGGCTTGATCCCTTTTTAATCCAAATAACGCCATTAGCCAAACCAGTTGTTGGCTGCGTTGCTGTGTAAACCGATGTTGCCGATATGTATCCTACTTGAGCAGCAGCATCTTTGTCTACCCAAATATAACCATCTGGAATTGTATTAGAAAATGCAGTGAACGCAGCAGAAGTTGGTGCCGTTGTAGTTACCCTTGAACTATCTCTTGCTGCAACCTCTAACGCAGCCTTTGTCGTAATTTGAGTTTGTAAACTATTAATTGTATAAGCAATTGATGGATTTAAAAGTTCTGCTGCATCTGTTTCTGCGGTATCAAAATCATAAGAACCATAATGATACGCTCTTAGCGCATCTTGAATATCGGCATCATCTGCTAATGCTGGAATCTTGGTGGGTACTAAATTTCCTATATTTTCTACAGCCATGTGGTCACCTCTTTAAAATTATACCATTTTTATATTAAACTATAGAAATAAATAGATGTACTGTCTTACTTCCAGTAAGTGCTGACCAACTACCACCACTGTATTGGACTGCGTCAAAATTTATTACTAAGTTTGTTCCTGCACCTGCTAAGGCAGGGATTTCCATTGACGATGCGATTGGATTTGCCCCTTCAATTTGAAACTGAACATTGAAGTTTGAAGCGGTAAGTGGTGAACCACTAACTGTTACTATGTTTGATATTGGAATAGTTGTTGATCCTGCGCCAGATGTAAAAGTAACTGTTCTTACAGATGAGTAAATTGCTGGACTTACTTTTAAAACTTGAACCCAAGTATTTGCACCAGCCTGAGAAATATATTGATACATGTATCCATAATTTTCTCCTGGGGCAGTATTAATATACATATCATTTAGTATTAGAGTAGTTCCAAATAAAGCACCATTTGCTGTTAATGCATTAGGTTCTCCAGAACCAACAATAAATTTACTTCCACGAGTTCCTTGTGGTCCAATATCAACCAATAAGTCAATTGATTCTGGTGGTCCTATAACAACAACATCGTCAGTATTAAGTAGTACGTCAACCATTATGAATCATCTGCTCCAGTAATATCATCTACTACTGTTACGGTTCCCGTTAAAAGTGTATAAACTAATGTTGCGCCAGAATCTATTTGAACGTCATAGACATAACTTCCAGCGGTTAGCGCTTCTCCTGCGCCTGGCAGGATTGTACAAGTTACGGTATCTGCAGATCCATCAACAACAGCCTGCATTTCGTACTGAGTTTTACCTTCTCCTCTTGCATTGGCAACAGTAAAGTTTGCGCTATAACCTGTTAAATCAAAAGCGCCACCATTTGCAGTTTTTGGACGGATTACAAACTCATACCTATCACCACGATAGTAACTAAAATTATAAGAACCTGGAAATGCCATTATTCCTCCTGTAACATTATACCACTAAGAGACTGACACATAGATGCCTTTTAAAATAAAAGAGCCTTCATTGTCAGTTCTAATTTGAGGTTGCCCCCCATAGTTTTTAATTTTATCGCTATTAATAAAGATGGTTTGATAATATGAAAGATCATAAGAGTATTGATATTTAAGTAATCCGACATACCCCATTGGAGATATTTCTTCATCTCGCAAAAGAGTTCTTATCCAAACCTCTGTATTTGAGGTATAGGTTTCTAAAGAAAAATCATACCTAATATCTACTTTTGAACCAACTTTTAAGGTTTTTAAATTTATAGTTTTTGTTGTTGGATTTAATAAAGAAACTGATCTATTTGGCAAATAGGCCTCAATGGTTTTTGATTCATCTATATCTAAGAAAAAATCTACCCAACCGTCTTCGCCTCTTTCTGGACCTAGTCTAGATTCTTGTGTACTTTTATTTGCATAATAAGCCCAACCAGGGTACTGACCAGATGGACTATCATATCCGTCCCCTGCTCTTCCTGGCTCTCCACGTTCACCTTGTGGCCCTGCTTTTCCTGTATCACCTTTATCGCCTTTATCACCTTTAGGTCCTTGTGGTCCTGCTGGCCCTGGTGGTCCGACTTCACCCTTTTCTCCAGTAATTCCAGGCACGGCAATATACTCTGTTGTTTTAACCTCTTGGATTGTTTCTAGATATTTTTTCTTTTGAGGAAAGTCCATGCTTTTAGCCATGACTTACCCCAAACTACTTTATTTTGATTTTAAATATTTTTTTGCCAATCTTAATTACTGGCGGAAGAAGCGGTGTTGGATTTGAAACTTTTACTATTGGCATTATAGACCTGGAGTCATATCACTTAAAACACAGATAGTTCCTATAACTGGAGTCCAAACCGTATCTGCATCTAGTCCGCTTCCACCTTCTATAATTACCTGAAGGTCAAACCTTAACTCTGCTGCTACTTGATTATAACCTGCCCCCCAATTTTCTGTAATTGATGCAGGAGCAGTAATTGTTACCTTGTTGTCGTCAACATTTGTAGTTAAGTTATCTAATACATTTCCCATTGGATCATAGGAGGTTGCCTTAAAAGTCCAACTGTCGCAGTCAAATGGTGTTATTTCATCGTCTTCTAAAAACTCTACAAGCAGGGTTGCTGTGTCTCCACGGACTACCGTCCATTGAATGTTTGCTGGCGAGGCGCCATATTTTTCTACTGTAGGAGCACACATGATAATTGATTATACCATTAAATAAAACTGGACACCTAGACGCAGTGGGGTGGGGGTTAGAATCTAGGTGCCAGCGTAAAAATTAT